GTAATTCTCTTTTCTAGTCTATCTGTTAGACTTGTTACCCACCTGATACGTCACTAATGTCATCCCTGTCTTTAGCCCAAGAAGTTATAATTTCAGACCATATATCAAGATCGTTAGCTAAAACTTCGTCCATAAACCCAGCCCCCGCACTGGCCTTGGGGAGTTTAACTCCACTAGGGTCAGTGATGGAACGACCTTGATCTACCCGCCACAAAGCAGTGGGTAAGGTGATTCCGTCGGGGGAGACCGTTATAGCTGATTTAGACTTTCCTGATTTAGAAGGTGCGTCCATACGAAGTTTGTCTGCCATCTTCGTTTTAAATTGTTCTAGCCCATCTCCCTCTATAAAGGAAGTGAGGTCTTCAATTATATCTCCCATGCGTGATCCCCAGTACTAAAGAAGGTTATCATGTAACATTATACTAGCTCGCCCAAATTTCTGGAATTACGTCATGGAACCCTACATCCTGATTGTCATATTTGTCGAGGTAGATGATCTCTTTACCGAGGTATCCAATGTCTGGGTGCCAATAGCTAATAAGATGCTTAGGTGCAGTCGCTACGTGGAGTCTGCTAGTCGTGTACTCGTCCCCGCCTTTGAGTGTGCCATTGATAAGGAGTGGTCCAGTCCCAATGTCGTACTCATCAATGCGGTGGAAGTGCCCGATCATTACAGAATCAAAGCCTGTGAACCTAGTATCTCCCTCTACTAATCTATCCCCGTACTGGACTACTGATCGTAGTTTGGTGATTGCACTTGTAATAGAGTTAAGACCACCGCCACCAGCAATAGAGTCCCCATGCATGATAAGGACACGCTGGTTAGCCACCTCAAAGATGTGCATGAAACTCTTAGGAATCTCGAAAGTAACATTATCTAAGTCCTTACAGAAAGCAGCAATCCATTGGTACATCATGTAGTCCCAATCCATATACTTCTCTTTGGACGGAATCTTACGAGTCATACGTCCGTGGTTACCTACTACAGCGGGTACTCGTATTTGAGGGAAGTGTGAAGATAACTCTCGGATAGATTGAGCAATCAGGTACGCACCGTTCATCATCTGCATCATGCAATTCTCTACGTTGGTACGGGCTAGTTCTTCATGAATATCGCCTGAAATCATATCACCTAGCATAGGGATGACGAGTTCTTTGATCGGGGCAATGTTTCTGCGTAAATTAGATAAGTTAATTACCTGATACGTCCAGCCGTACAGACGCTTGTTGAATAATTCAATGTCATACTGGGAAAGCCCGTATGTCTGGTCCGGGTCAACACGGTCACCTACGTGAGTGTCGGTGAGTGGAGCTACTACAGACTGAGGGGTTTCACCCCTGTGGACACCGGAAGGTGGAGGGGTGTACACGCTTGCCTCAACTGGGGGAAGTGCAACAGCTAACTTTATAGCTTCGTGAAATACTTGTGTAAACACTTCTGATGAAGCTTGCTTCCCCATTAAGGCTTCGTACTTAGCCTTGTAGTTGTCCCGTTCTGCTTTTAGTTTATATGTTTTGAGGTCTTGTACCACATCTTCTGAAACATCTTTAGCAGTGGAAGGGTCAATGTCTGCTGACTTCTGTAGGTATCCAGTACTGTCATGCCATCGTTGGATAGTGCTGCGGTGAACACCAATCCCAAAGTCTTTCAGCACATCGTCTCGGATTTCAGTCCAGCCTTTTTGCTGTTCACGCATCTCGACAATCCTCTTACGAACCTTCATCATGCGTTCGTCTTTGAGGTCAAATAAACTAGTCAAATCTTACTCCTTATTCGGGAGTAGCCGATCTTCTTCTTGCTTGGTCTTTTTAGACTTGTTTCCTCGTGGACTGTCTAAATGCTGACCGGAAGAGGCTCCACCCAATGTACTCGTAGCATAGGCTCCTAGCCCACCTTGTCCTAATTGTAGCATACTACTTATGCTTGTCAATGCTTTCTCTAAACGGATATCACTTTTACGCTGAATAGCCATTACCTACTGTACATCCACTTCTGGGTTTTCCTCTAGGGCAATGTATCTATCCAAAAGCTTCTCAAGCTCAACTGTAGCACTGCGGTCATCTTCAGCTTCAACTTCAGCTTGTATCAAATCAAAAAGTGTTACTTCTTTTTTAACGTCTGTTTCTGTCCCAGAACGATGTGCAGTATTGTTTTTTTGATCTTCAGTCGTGTCTGCGGGAGGGATATATCCTGATACATCTCCATAGTGAGCCTCCCCTGTAAAGGTTTTAGCTTCCACTGTACCCTTTTTATTATCCATAAGGCTAGTTGACGCAGATTTTATTATGTCAATTGCAAATCTCTCAACTGCATCTTCATCCCCACTATCCATTTTAGAAAGTGATTTTCGTTGCAGGAAGGCGTCTAACTTCTGGGGGCCACTTTTAGATTTTTTCTTAGCCTTTTTCCCACCTGAACCACCATACGTTGTGGTGAAAACCCCCGGATCGGAAGACACCGCCACTGTTCCACCGGCAAATTCTTTTAAGAATTTTTGAAGTTCCTTTACTCTGGGCGTACCGCCTTGTGCAGAAACAGCAAAATCATGACCTGATGCGGCCCTACCATGTGCCTTTGCACGTCGTAACTTGCCCGCCTTTAGAGCACTACGTGATAGATTTTCATGATGCTCTTTAGCACTGTTATGATAATCAGGACCAGCTACTTTATTATCTGGGTGATGTATAGCTTTGACGCCATCACCATAATAATATGTCGTAGTCCCGTCCCTAGCAACATCCCGTCTAACATACAAATGTCCCTTGCGCTCTTCGGGAGTATGCCTAAGATACTTCTTGTCCCCCTTATTTTCCGGGCGGGAACTGGTTTTGGGCACGTCCCCGTCATGTTTTGCGTCCTTAGGGTCAAATTTCATAGCATCAGGCATTATTCATCCTCATTTTCATAAGAGTACGGACCTTTCTTTTCACGTTCTGATACTGTAGTAGATCGCCTATTTTCAGGCTTATGTATTGAAGAGGTACTAAAGGTGGCTTTCTCAATAAAACCTACGCCATTAGGGGTAAGATTAGCCACATATTCTGTCCCGTTTGAGGCAAACCATAACTTGCTCCCATCTGGGCTAGGGCCTTTAATAATAGGAGTAAACCCCTTATCCATTAAATCTTGAATCCATGTCTTACCCGAACCTAAAGATTTAGCCAAACCATGTATTCTATCAATAGTCACTTTATCTCTGGCTTCATTGTATTCATCTACGTCCCGTTCCATTAATGGCGATTTATCCATTGCTGTAGGCACTCTGCCAAACCGTGGGATTTTTACAGAGTCTACAGGATCAAATTCTAATTGCATAGGATTCATCTCAGGGGGAACTTCTTCCCCACCTTGCTGTTGTTGCGCCGTCTGATCAGCTTGTTGTTGAGCTTGCTCTGCTTGCTGCTCTACCTGTTGGTGCATGGATTCAACTCCCAAGGCTTGGCTTTCAGCTTCAATTTGGGCTAGTGGAACTGGTTCACCTGTTACAACGAACATAATATCGTCCATATCTGCGTTTTCATTTTTTAGTTTCAGTGTGTATCCCATATCTAGCAAAATCTTAGCGTTGTTAACACGTTGCTGAGAGAAACTAATTCGTGTAGCTTCTGCCTTTTCTTCTGGGTTAGGTAGAACTAATTCAAAATCTGTGATTCCAAAAGCTTCTAACAACCTAGGGAACACCTTATCTTTAAGCCGACGTTGATCAGACTCTACGGTTCTGCCCATTACTACAAGTTGTGAGGTCTGAGTTGACATACCCCCAAATGAATCAGGGTTTCCTTGCCATACTGGAGTGACTCCCCATATAGCGGCAATTCGTTCCCTGATTTCGTCCTTAATTGGCAGGTAATCCATTTCCTGTAAGGTGTGGAATAGCCGTACCATGTCAACTCGACCACGCTGGTTTCGGGCACTTACCGCAATCATAGGGACATAGTTAGGGTCTTTACGTGTCTCTGCCTGAATAATAGCTCGTTCACGCTTCAGAGCTTCTGGGTCATCAGTCTGCACCATCAACATGGATGCGGGCATCTTGCGTTCAAAGAAGTAACGGTATAGGTTTTTATCCATACCTATTAGAGTCAAAGCCTTTTCAAAAATAGTAAGGATGGGGGACATGCCGTATGTCTCAGTTGGAGTAAACTTTGACGTATGTATAATTTCATTTTCTAAGAAATAAACTACTTGTGTGCGATGTAGGAACCTGTACATGGCTCCCCGAAGTTCTATGCCACAAGGTTCCCCCTCAGACCCTTCCTCTACATGCGAGGGAATCTTACAGTTACCGGGGGATTCGGTAATAGCTTCACGATGAATGGGGCAAATAAAATGTGTGTTATTAGGAAGTCCCATCTCATCTAGATCAAATTCTATCAGGGCGGGATTCATTCTTCGGATTTCTACTACTTTAGAAGAAACTTTATTCTTTTCATCCGCTACATATTCTTTTACTAAATAAAGAAAGGCGTCATCAATTGTATTAACATCAAATTCAAATAACCTAAGTACTTCTTCCAACGTCTGACCAAATTGGTTTGCGTGGCTCATTACTTTTTTCATTCTAGTTAATTGATCCGAGTCAGGCTTATCTGTAGTAGCCGAAAAGGACAGCCCTTGCCTAAACACCTCATTGATAATATGCCCGATAGGAGCACGTATCTCTTCAACTGTATATGAAATGTTCTGTAAGTCGGAAATTAACTGGCGTCTATATGCGAGTTGGTTACGTATGTAAGAG